AAGGTGTGCCATTCATCCAGCTTGTGATTCTTTCTGGCATGGTACATGTTCTTCAGCACCTGATAGTTCAGCTGAACAGTTCGCTTCTGGTTGTAGCTTGTAGGAAGCAGCTGAATCATCTGCCACCAGTATTGCTTGACTTTGGTTTCAATAAATGCTTCACGAACCGCATTGAGATAGCGAACCAGTTCATTCAGCATATATACAGATTTTTCATTCATGTGATCATGGCTGAAATCATCCAGTGTAAATTCCTTTGCATGAATCTTGTGCATAGTGCTGCAACTGTTTGTGACAGTCCCAACCTTGTATTGGTCTGCTTCCTTCCACCAGTACAGTGGGGCTGTGATGTCCAGTGTCACATTTATCATCCGCAGATATTTTGCATGGTCATTGCCTGCCTTGGACAGCTTTTTCATAAGCTGCAGGTCATTGTCACCAACAAAGAATTCAAACTTTGCTGTCTGGCCTGTTTCTGCATCTTCAATGTGTGTCCAGTAGCTGTCAGACTTATCCCAGCTGTTCATTGGATTTCGCATTCCTCTGATGGCTGCTTCAAAGCCGAACACTTCTGCATTTTCAATCTTTAACATGTTTCTGTTCCTTTCTACTCTAACCAGTCCAGCGGCATCCCACAGTATGGGCAGTATGCCGCCCCCTTTACACTTGACAAATCTTTTCCACAGTGGCCACAAAGCCATTCCATGGTTTCTTCATCATCCAGTTTCATTTCAAGGGCTTCCATGATCTGGCCAGCCCTCTTTTCACCGATGCCTTTGACTGACATAATGGCCTTTTTCACATCTGCCGTTCCAAGGCCTTCAGCGGCCTTCTGACCGTCTTTAAATGCTTGGATATATATTTTATTCAGAAAGGCTGAAAACTGGCCATAACCGAATTTTCTGACCTTCCTGAAGGTGTCCACATCAATGATTGTCTTCATCCCTTTCACCCAGCTTTCTGATTGCCCATTCCAGATATACAGCAGCCTTTTTCAGGTCTTCTTCTGGATGGCCTTTCTTGTCATATCTGCTTATGTACTTGATGACATTGCCCAGGCAGTAAGGGATGAAACCCTTGCCCAGCTTGTCTTCTATGAAGTCAATGGTTTCAATCTTCCCGCAGTAGTGGGAAGGATGGTTCACGTTGTCATTCATGTTTATCTTTCCTTTCATCTAAAACCCGCTGCAGGTTGGCCAATGCTCTGCCATGCACACTGGTTGCCCAGCTGTATGACCGTTCATGGAAGTCTGCAATGTCTTCAAAGGTCATGCCCTGCACATAGAATTTATGCAGGACATCATATTCCTTTTCTGGCAGCACTTCTATGGTCTTGACGACTTCCTGCTTCAGGTCTATCAATCTATCAATGTCAGCTGTGATTTCAGCCTGTATGTCAATATACCTTTCCACAGCAGATGCCATCTTCTGCTTGTTGCCAGATGACTGCACCCTTTCACCTTCAGACCATGCCCCTGTACCAAAGGCCACTGACTTCCAGTGGTCTACTTCAGCCAGCTTGTTGTTTATCAGGGTGTCAAGTTTCCTGATCTGAAGCAGATATTCTTTTGACTTCATTGTGTTCAATCCCCTTTCTTTGGATTTCTCCAATCAGGGCTGTCAGGCTGGCGGGCAACATCTGTGCCTTTTCTTTTCTGTCAGCAATCTGTTCAAATATCATTCTAAAATTTGCCCTGTCCTGCATTGGATTGGTAGACATGCACAGTTCTCTGAATCCCAGCCGCTGCACTGTCTGTTTTGTAACCTCGTCAAAGGATGCCATGGCCTGCGGGATGTTATAGCTGCCATATTTTCTGATGGCCAGCTGTACCTGCTCCCAGCCGTCAGACCACAGCAGCTTTTCCCCTGCCGTGACCGTCATGGCCATTTCTCGGATTTCTGCAATGGTAGGCGGCCACTTATTTGTAGCCACCCATTTATCCAGTGATGCTTCTGCTACTATGTACGGAATATCCTGAAGCTGTCTGAACCAAAGTTCCATGGCTTCCATATTTGGCAACAGGTTTTCTTTTGGGTAGTATGTCTTCAAGGCTGCCGCAAAAGTGGCGAATTCAAGTCTATCCATTATGCAGCACATCCTTCAGCAGGTCTTCATACAGTCCTTTGTACACTTCCAGCTGGGCTTTCGTTCTTTCCAGTTCCAGATTGTCTGGCAGAACTTCTGTTTCTTTGACAATTTCAACTTCCTTGACAACTTCCACAACCTGTGCTTTGATACCAAGGGAAGCTGCAACCTTTTTCATGATGGTTTCAAATTCCTGTTCAGAAAGTTTTCTGATAAAGCCAGTGCAGGCATTGTCAAAGCAATACTGAAGCTTTCTGCTGTCAGTGAATTTGATGCCCCTGCAATTCACCTGAATGTCTGTATGTCCATTATCTTCATCAATCAGCTGAAGGATGGTGCATACTTTGCCATGATCGGCAAGAATGATGCTTTCCTTCACCCATCCATTATTACTTGTCACTTCCCAGATTTCGCCTGTTCTCATTTCCATTGGTTCACCTTTCTGCACTTCCAGCAGTGCTTTATATGCTGTAGGGTCTACATAGCCATACCCGTTTCTTAATAACTCTTTATCTATCAAATTAACCACCCGCCCATTCTTTCATCATGTCATAGCTTTCCTGCAGCTTGTCCGCTGTCTTATTCTGGGCTTTTATGACCCTGTTTTCATACTTACCTTCAAGGATTTTGGCAAGGTTTGCATCTTTCATTATCCAGTCAAAGTCTGCCTGCCAGTTTCGGTCATTTCTTCCCTTCAGGAAGTCACTGGTTTCTGCCAGTCTGAAGGCTTCCAGAATGTCTTCTTCTGTGTAGCTGTTAAGTCTGGCCTTAATGGCTTTCTTTCTGGATTCAGACAAGGTTCTGACAGATGGAAGGGAAGGACACAGCTGGTTGTAGGCATCCTTGATGCCGTCATAGTCTATCCTTACCTTATCTATCCTTTCCTTACCTATACTATCCTTACCTATCCTATCCTGTGTTGCCATCTGGGTGTCATCTGGTTGCCATGTGGTTGCCAGATGGTTGTCAGGTTCTTCAAGCATTGGAATTTCAGTGGTTTCAGTGTAGCTGCCATTGTCTTTTAGCTGCAGTCTGGCCATCTGTTCCTGATACTGTGTAGGACTGTATCTGTCTTTTCGCAGCAGGTTATGCATTCGCCAGTGTTTGATGACAATGACACCATTTTCAAATCCCAGAATGAACCTTTTGGCCAGCAGTAGCTTCAGATCATCTTCAGAAGCCCCTATCATTCTTTGAATCTTCTTTGGATTGTTTATGAAGCCATCATCATCAGCCCTCATGTTCAGGTGGAAATACAGGGATTGTGTTGACAGTGGCATGTCAAGGAAGGCATCACTGTCCACAATCTTCTGTGTAAACATTCGACGTTCAGCCAACTTTCCCACCCACTTTCTTTGTCAATGCATCTTCTACACTCCAACCATAGTTCAATATCCTTGCTGAAATTGTTCTTCTTTTAATTCCAGTAATCTTTGCCCATTCTGAAATGTGTTTTGTTTCACCATTCAAGGTAAGGTATCTTGAATTGGTCTTGTTTATTGCCTGTGTGTGATTATCAGCCCATCTGCAATTTTCTTTGCAGTAGTCACCATGTGGGTCAATTCTGTCAAGGCTTGTCCCTTCAGGCCGTTCACCCATATCAGCCAGAAAGGCAGTGAAGTTTTCCCATTCTTTGCAATATGACACATTCACATAATCAGGCCGCTTGGGATTTCCGCACCTACTTTTCATTTCAGACCAGCTTTTATATGTTGGTGTTCCATACATGCCGTGCCTATAGTTGCCTTTCTTTTCGGCCATAAAATCACATCCTTGCCCATTCTCTGAATTCTTCTTCACGATCTGACCTGAAGCCCTGCACGGCTGCCCCTGCTCTTAATTCAGGAATTTCTGCCTGTAGCTTCCGTCTGCATCTGCCTACAGTTTCGATGGATGGCAAGCCATATTCCTTCAGGTTTGTCAAGACCTCTGCCAGTGGCTTATGAATCAAGCCTATATTTATGATTTTCACCACTTCAATGAACAGCAGATTGTCACTGTTTCTGGCAGCAGGCACTTCTTCCAGTACCTGCTGAACCAGCTGTGTTGTGGTCTTCAGTTCTTCAACTTTTCTTAATTCATACATTTTCCTTGCCCCTTTCATATAGTGCCAGCCAGTCTTCCAAGGTCATTGTGACCAAAATGGGCTGTCTGTTCTTCTTATGAAATACCGTTGGAAGTTCACCTTCCCTTGCATCCCTGTTGGCCTGATTCATAGCTTCATAGATGTTCAGCTTTTCCACAGCCTTGGCTTCAATGTGGATGCCAGGAAGGCCAACCACATCTGCATCACCGTTTGCACCGCAGTATTGCTGCCCACGTCTGCAGTCATAGCCATGTTCCTTCAGGATATTGGCAAGCTTCCTTTCAAAGGAAGCACCTTTCTGTTTACTATTTACAGCCATCAGATCACCACCTTTCCAACCATCTTCAGGGTTTCTGCCTTCTGCATTTCCGCATAAGTCATGCCCTGTGCTTCTGCCTGCTGCAGTTTTTCCTGCAGATGACTTTCCCATGTTCCTCTGGTGTCTTCTTTTCGGTTTGCGGACATACTTTCTTTCTTGCATGCCTTGCTGCAATACTTCCTGCCGTTGTAGCCTTGGAATTCCTTGCCGCACCACACGCATGTTTGAAACTGAACGCATTGTCTTAACCTTGACCGTTCATTCCCTGCTGCATGCTTGCATTCATCACTGCAATACAGCTTGTTTGCACCTTCATGGAATGGCTTGCCACACCACTTGCAGGAAACCAGCGGATGCTTCTGTGTGTAAATGGCCATCAGTTCTTCTTGAATCTCTGGCATGAACCTTTTGGCCTGCTCTGGCAGCTGCCCATAGGATATGGTCATCTTGTCCCCATCCCTGCAAATCCTTACATATTTGCTTGTGACCACATAGTATGTGGCAGGGTCAAATTTACTTTGTACCTGCATGACATCACCACCTAAAATGGGATGTCTTCATCCATTGTTGAAAAGCCTTCTGGTGCATAGTCTGCCTGCTGTCCGCTCTGCTGGTTGCTGCCCTTCCAGTCAATGAATTCCACACGGTCACAGATCACATCTGTGGTATAGACTTTGTGGCCGTCCTTGTCATAGCTGCCAGTCTGCAGATGGCCTGTAATTGCTATCCGCAGCCCCTTACCACTGAACTTTTCCAGATTTTCTGCAGTTCTACCAAAGGCCACACAAGATGGGAAGTCTGCCCCTCTGTCCTGCCCGTTCTTATCCTTGCCCCTGTCCAGTGCCACATTGAATCTGGCCACTGCCATGCCCTGCTGGGTGTATTTTGTTTCAACATCCTTTGTCAGTCTACCGATGCACTTAAAATCATTCATACTTGTCCTTCCTTTCTTTATTCACATTCTGTAAATTCGCCATTTTTCAAGCAGTACCATACATCTGGTTTGATGGTTTCGCCATCAACTACAGCCGCCAGCCATTCCTTGATTTCATAAGAATCTTCACATTCTTCAGCAATGACCAGAACAGCACCAAGGCCACCCTTGACCTTCACATCGTTACCACGGGCAACAGACAGGCCATTTACACCAGTAGCAGATGCCCCACGGCTTGTGGCTGCTCCACGGTCACCAGCTGTGGCTGCTCCACCGTCACCAGCTGTGGCTGCTCCACCGTAACCAGCTGTGGCTGCTCCATGGTAACCAGCTGTGGCTGCTCCACATTCACCAGCTGTGGCTGCTCCACCGTAACCAGCTGTGGCTGCTCCACGGTAACCAGCTGTGGCTGCTCCACATTCACCAGCTGTGGCTGCTTCTGAATCACCCTTTTCCACAGATTCCTGCACATGCTGCTTTACATATTCAATGTGTGCCTTGGCCAGCCCAGCAATGCCAATTTCAGCACCAATCTTGATACGCTTGCCAACCACTTTGCTGTCATCAGAATGCCGCTGGCCGTTGTCCTCAATTTCCACTTCACAGAATCTGGACTTTGCTGGTGGGTAGTAGTTGAACACATCCAGTGGTGATTCACAGGCATGGAAGCCACGGCTGCACAGTTCAGCACTCTTTTCTTCATATTCACCGCCAATTTCATACTGGAAGTCACGGCATTCCAGACTTTCATTAAACCCTTTGTATGCTTTCATTTCTCTTTCTCCCTCTGTTCTTATAAATAACTTCTGCCGAAAACCCTTCTGAAGGCTTCACGGCTGCCATAATGGGCTTCAAAATATTCCTGTGCCATCTTCTTCAGGTGGTCATCAATCTGTTTGCTGTACCGCTGATCTGCCCTTGCACCGTTTGGATGCAGGTCATACCGCAGCGGGACAACAAAGCCATACTGCTCTGAATTGACCCTGTTGCTGCCCCCAAAGATGTGATGCCGTTCAATGTACGGGCTGCCAGTAAAAATGCAGGTGTCCATATCATCTGTGAACACGCTTGTCAATCTTTTAGCCATTCGCCTGCCCCCATTCTCTGCTGATCTGGTTTTCTATCAGCCGCAGCTGCAGCTTGATGGAATTGATTGCTTCCTGATTGGCCTTGTACACGGTTTCTGCCACATCCCGTTTGAATCTGGCTTCTGCCACTGCTGGGATGCCATAGCAGGTCTTGTCAATCATTCCAATGGCCATGCCTTCATCCCGCAGCTTCAGGCATTCCTGCCGCAGCAGCATTTTGTATTCCATTTCTGCCTGTGCATAGGCTGTGCCGTTCTGCCGCAGCTGTCTTATGCTGGCTTCCAGCTGTCTGGTCTTGGTCTGAAGTTCCTGATACAGTTCCATGGTTAAGACCTGCTTTCTTCAATGTCCTTCAGGGCAATCAGTGCTTTGCCGTGCTGCTCTTTGGTCATCTGGCCAGTTACACCAACCTGCTTCAGGATGGTTCTGTAATCAACCCCCAGCTGCTTGCATCTGTCCATGAAAGTCTTTTTCTCTGTATCTGTGGCCAGTGGTTCAGGCTTTGTGGTGTTGGCATATTCGTCAGTGTCAGCATCCTTGGTGTCATCAATTAAGAACAGGCCATTCAGGGCATATTTTCTGGCATAGCTGGATGCAGTGCCTGTCACCTGGCTTTCATCCATACCTTTCTTTTCGGCTGCTTCACGGGCAAAGGCTGTGACTTCCACCTGTTCATTGCCGTCTGATATTCTGGCAGTGGCCATGATGTAGAATCTGTCACCAACCTGCACAATGTCATCCCGTAAAGTCAGGACACATTCTTCCCGTGCCAGTAATGGCTTGACCGCTTCCAGAATGTCTTCACAGCTTCTGTATTTGTACTTTCCAAAGCTGTTGAAATTGTCCTTTGGGGCTTTCAGATCACGCTGAATGTTAATCAGTTTTTTCATGTTGCCACCTCTATTTAATCTGAATATTCTGCTTCTGAACCAGCTGCACACCGTCCAGAACCAGCCCAGACTTGACAGCAGCCTTCAAATCTGCTTTGTTGACTTCCACTGTGTGCTTCAGGTATTCTTCTGGTACAACAGCAGATTCTGAAACTTCCAAAGATTCTGACTTTCTGAAG